CTTTACGCTCGGCTACACCGTCTAGAGCCTGCAGAATCTTTTTCATGTCCATATTACTTTAGTCCTGCTAGAAATCTCAAGTTCTTTAGTTCTGTGCTTTCCATGACGCTTTCTTTCATGGAGTCTTTCTTTTCTTTGTCAGCAGCCTTATCTGCTTTTTGACTTTGCCAACCTTGATAGGTAGTAGCCTTTGTCTTAGCACCGCTTGGAAGTGTTATTTCACGTTCTTTCTTTTTAGTAGGAACACGATCATCGGCTTCTTTAACTTTAGAATCTTTCTTAGCAAAAGGATTTACACCTTTCTTTGGGCCTGCTTTTTTATCAGCAACTGCTTTCTTCATTGGCTCTTTCTTGTTGCCGTCTTTGTCCATGTCTAAGAAGTCTGGCTTTGCGCCTTCTTTGACTTTCTTAGCCTTTTTCTTAGCGGCCTTTGTATCACTGTCATCGCCACCATCGTCATAGGTGCTGGACTTGCGTGTGTATACTGTACCTGTACTAGTTTGTTTTTTATCAAACTTACCAGTACCCTTTTCTTTTTCGGAACGTGCTCTTGCATCAGCGACTGTTGGGAAACCTTCTTCGACTTTTTCGTCTTTCTTAGCAGGCTTCATTTTTTTCTTGGCACTTTCTAGCAAGGCCTGTAGTTTTTGTTCGTAGTTCATAGATTCTTTAATTCCTTCTTCGTCGTCTTCTTCTGAAACTTCGCCTTGCTTTGTAGTAACTTGGGCATCCGAAGTAATGTCGTCTAGGCTAGTAGCAACACCGCCTTGACCAAACTTTGCTTGATATTCCATGTAGTGATAAACACTGTCTAAATAGTCGGCGGCCTTGGTAATCTTAGCCTGTACCCAACCTTCTAGTTGTTGTCCATCCTGAACCATTTGGAACAGTTTCATCGCATTTTTAGCACCGCGATATAGATCAGCACGAGCCATTTGGGCTTCGCTGTTATCTATTTGTGGTTGCTGAACCTGCGGTTTCATCTCATCTTGCATAAAATATCTCCTGATACGGTATTTATCGTTTGATGCTACCGCCAGTCATCAGATTTGCACCTTTGACATCTAAGGCATTTTTAGCAGTACCGTCTTTGTTTTTAAATGTTTTGCCCTTCTTATTAGGGTATACAGCGCCTACAGCCATGTTTCCAGCACTTGTAGCACCTGCTGTAGCACTTTCGCCTACATGATCCGGTTTGCCTTTGTGCTTGGTAGCCGCATAATCATGTGCGGCTTTTTTAGTCATACCCTTGGCTACTTTTGCAACTTCTGGACTAGCAGGCTTTTCGCCTTTCTTAGCCGCATAAACCATGCCCATGAACTTTTGTTGTGCTTTACTCACTGCTTTTTCTGTAACTTTACTTTCGCCTATACCGTCCTTTTGTGCCTTTTCTGCGGCACTGATTTGACGCCATAGATTATTCATCGGGCCTTCCATTGAACGTGCTTCACGTTCGCTGGCTGAAAGGTTCTGTTCACGATCTGCATACTGCCAATTGCTTCCGCCCAGTGACTTATACTTGGCTCTCATTTGTTCGTATTCTGCTTTTAGTTCAGGCAGTTTAGCAATTAGAATAGCCATTTGTTTATCGTGTTCTGCTTTTTTTCTAGCAATTATTTTATCAGCGGCCTGTTGCATACCCTTTTCACGCTTGGCTATGATTGCGGCAGCATTCGGCGCATCTTTCTTAGAACCAAACTTATGTCCTTGAACTGCATAATGCGCTTGTCTGCGATAGTTGTCTAAACCTTTATCGCTGATTTCGTCAACATGACTTTCTGCAAACTGCTTGGCTTTATGTTTAGTATCGCCTTGCTTAACGGCTTTCTTTTTATCTTTGTGTTGACCAGCACCGCCCATTTTAGCGTTCTTGGCTACAAAATTACGTGGCTTAGGAGCCTCTGCTTTTTGTGTTTTAGATTCTGTGATAATTTCTAGGATTTTCATTTTTTCTTCCCTCTACGCATATTTAGTTGCCATTGCGCCATACGTCTACGTTCCCCGCTACTAGAACTAGCAATCTTTTCTAGTTGCCCTAGTGATGCTTTTTTAGGAATACCAACACGTTTGCTTAACCCCTTGCGTCCTGGATTTTTACCATCTGCAAAGTTTTCAACTTGTTTTAATCTTTCATAATAATCAGGACGCTCTGCTAAATGATCTAAAGCAATTTCTTTAGCCGCTTGTGCGTCACTTGTGTGTTCTAATTCTACTCGAATACCTTGGTGCATTTGCCCTAGCACGTATTTGTAACTTACTTTATGTTTCTTAGCAATGTCACTTAATGACGGAGTAGGTTTGTCTAATGTTAATGAATGACCACCTTCCATAACAGCAAGTTCCATTTCAGTAAATTTTCTTTGTTCACCAACAGAGCCACCGTCTCCACTGTAACCTGTATCCCAACCGTACAGGCCATACGGACCAGGACCCCACACTGGAGTGCCATATTTGTTTTTGCGCTTACTTTTACGTTTTCGCTTCTCAGTTAGTAGTTCTTCGAATCTCATTTCTTACCTACTGGCGGTTCGCCTGTCATATAAGGTAAACTAAACCACAGTTGAAACCATTCCGGTGTACCTGGTTTAATATTATGTTTACGCTCCAACTCTCTTTTTTCTGTTCCACTAACAGAAACATTTATTCCTTCATAGGGTTTGTACCCTTTGAATTCATTAATGCCAGCAAGACGTTTTAAATCGTCTATGTTCATATTAATTTAAAGCCCTTCATCATTTTACGAAGTGTGCCTTTATTAACATCTTTAGTTGTGTTTTGTTTTGTAATAATGCCTACACCTGCCGCATCTTCTGTCAAATCTTCTGGAGCAAAGCCGATATAAGTATCGCCGTTTTCATCACCGGAACGAACAACAAATGCACCGCCTTCCTCTGATTCTATTTCGCCGATTTCCCAACCTTGACGATCTAATGCTCGTTCAACTTTTTGTTGAGTATCATCGTCACCGTTGTACCACATACGAGCAAACTTGCGTAATGTATCTTCTTCTCCGCTGTTGTCGTTGTTTGGAGCAAACTCTTTCAACTTATCTTGAATCTTTTTATAGCGTTGGAAGTTGGCATCTTTGTCAACATCTCTTCTACCAAACTTTTCAGCATCCATCTTTTTATCAATTTGACGCTTTGCATATCCAGGAACAACTTTACGGAGAGTTTGCTGAACACCTTCTACAGGAGCAGGTACTTTCTTCTTTGCTACTTTCTTAGGAGCATTGGCATACGGCAACAAGTATTCTGCTACTAGATCAAAGAAAGGCTTGCCAGCAACTTCAGTATCTGCCGATACACCTGCGGCTTGACTAAATGCATCTCTGTCGCCTTTTGTTACAGCATCACGTAATGCAGTTGCTGAACTCAAACGTGGAGTGGGCTTTTGTGTAATGTTTTTAAAATTATAGAAACCGTGTGCGCCTTCCTTACCGTTGTATTGAACAATAGTCTTTGTAACCCAGTCTTCGTCTGTTAAACACAATAATGTAGCATCTGGATACTGTTCGTATACTTTGCTGGCTAATGTTAACCACGATGTTTCTGCAACAATGTGACCATCTACTTCAGGCCAAATAGTTTTCATTGCTTCTACTTTAATATCATAAGGCAACGGATCTTTAGGGCCAACAGTGCTTTGATTAGTACCTACGTACCATACAGGACTTTGGCTGGCTAGTTCCCAAGCGGCTCTGTGGCCCTTGTGTGGAGGATTGAAGCGACCAAATATAATGGCTACTTCGTTTGTCTTTGCTTCAAAAAGTTGTCTTAGTCTCATTGTGGTGTCCAACGTTTACGAGGTACTAGTTTGACATTACCAAACTGTTTTCCTTGATCAGCATAGCGTACACGACCTTCGCCATGTGTGTCCCAAATATCGCCTTGCTCGCCTTCAATTTGATCGATGATAGCATCTTTCATATTTTGAATCATCTTAACTAGAGTAAAGATGGCTTCCATGGCATTTGGATTTGCTTTTGCTTTTTCTTGAATTTTTGCCTGCTTACCAGGACTTACTTTGCTAGTAGATAACCAACCATCAAAATGTTTTGCACTTAGGCTGTCTAATGACTTAGCCTTGGCAGTCTGGTTAACATAAGTGTAGATAATATTCTTAAGATCACTTAGTCCAGCAGTGTCTGCTAGGAAAGTGTCGATTTGTTGTGCGTGTTGACTTAGATACTTTTCAACTTGCGCAACGCCTTTGGTATCTATTTGTACAGGCTTCTTGTTGTAGATAGGACCTAAAACAATTAACTTGCTAGTTCCGTTAAACTGACTAAAGTCGCTAATTGGCTTTTGTGAACTATCAGGCATACCCCATTGTGGGAAATATGCATGGCCTACAACCATTACGTCTGCTCCTGCTATGCGCTTTCCGAGGTCGCTGTCTTTGCGGACATGGTAGCAAGTCTGTGACTTAGGATTAGGACAGAATGTGTAAACACCTTCTTTGTCTAGTTGTGGACGCTGTAAGAACAATCCATCGGCATAAACAAAGCCAACAAAGTCTTTAGGTGTTGCACGGTCAAAGTAGTTGTATAAATTTGCAAATTGATCTGCAAACTGTTCACGTGCTTTTACTTCGTCGGGAGTTTTGGGACTACCACTTTTGTTTACAATAAAGTCTTTGATTTCTTCTGGGCTAGATGTTTTAGCACCTTTGCTCCAACCGTTGTGTCCGCCTAGTAGTAAAGGACCATTCTTTGTTTCTCTGCCCCAATAGATTTGAGGATTGCCGTCCCACTTCATACGAATACTTTCAGCACCTTGCTGTGTGCTAAAGTCTTTGATATGACTTAGTGCTTCTAATGTACCAGCACTACCTTGGAAGAAAACTAAATCTTCTAAGTGATTAAAAGCACGACCTAATTGCTTAGGAACTTCTGCTTCGTTGACGTTTTCGTTTTTCTTACGACCAGCACAATGCGCCTTCTGACTAAACCCTTTAGGGTTAGAACAGTTAATGGAGTTTTTATATTTCTTACTCCACTTTTCGGAAAGAAGTTCTCTTAATCTCATAGTCCGCTCAATTGTTTAATACGTTGTAGTTCAGCACTTTCTTGTTTAACTGGAACTTCTTTCCAGTTTGGATCTTCTTTGGCTTTTGCTAGTAATGCATCTGCTTGATCTTTTGGAAGTGCATCTAGAATACTTTCGACACTGCCTAACACTGCGGAACTTTTCTTTCCTGTTAGTATTTCTGCAATAACATCTAAGTCGTCTGTGACAAACTCACCCTTCTTACCCTCAGGTGTACGACTGAATAGTCCCTGCCATGCTGACCACATATAACCTTTGCTCTTAGCAAGTATGGCCATGATCAATTGTTTATTAACACCTTTGTAAGGACTGCCTGCTGGAATATTATGTTTGTGGAATTGAGAAACACGTTCTGCGTTCTGTGACACCATGATGTCTACTTGTGCAAAACTATCTTCTACTGGAACACGAACATGTACGTTAATACCGCTTTGTGCAGTTTGTAAACCTTTGCCAGCAATATAATCATTTAACGCTTTACGAGCAGTCTTGGCATCTTTGGCTTTGAAAAAGTCTAGTACAGCCTTTTCGTCTACGATAACATCCATGTCGCCACTTTGCTTGCCTGGAGTAGGTGTTGCCGCACTGCCTACGGGAATAGCACGTATGCCAGTTCCTTCTAGTGAGTTGTTAACGGTTTTTAAAATAGCACCAACGTTTTTATGATCAAACGGTGTTGCATCAGCAAATACATTGCCACCTTCTAATAAAATCATTCTTCTCTCCCATCGTAATGACCTTTAGCCATGTTCTCTTGCTCTTTGCCAAAGATACTTCTGGCAACAGCATCACGATCTACATCTGTAAACACAGACTTAGGATTATCTGGAATGTTAAACTTTTTGCAATAAAGCATAGCGGCTTTATCTACGCATGGTCTTAGGCAATCGTCTTGACAGGCCTCGCCAGACTCTAGTTTATCTTTTAGACTGATAAGTTCTGGGTGTAGTACTCGACGATAGAATTTGTCGTCGTTCATCATAAAAAACTCTAAATCGTCTAATAGATTAGAGTCTTCTAAGTTAAATTTTTCGTCTAGTTCTCTTAATAGCATATTACCATTTCCTACATGACCAGTAACGTGCTTTAGTGCGTGGTCCTGGATTATCACAATTATGTCTAGCACGGAAACTGCGTCTACGTGCAGGGTTAGATTTCTTAATCTTCATGTTAGGGTCACCGAAGTTTACCTTAACAACGTTACCTTGTGGGTTGCGTACATAGACTTTAAATTTCTTAACATCGCCTTGCATAGGCTTGCCAAGCGGGACCTTGCGTCCACGATATTCTGCTTCTTCTAGAGTCTCTTCAACTTCACCGTACTGTAGGTAGAAATCGTCTCCGTGATAGGTTTCTTCTAACCAGTTTTCAGGAGCACTAAGACTTTCGAATAGTTCTTTAAAGGTTTTCATAGCATAAACACCCGTTATTAGAGTATTTATGCTATTCTACACTTAGGTTAAATTTCCGAAACTGTACGCAGTTCATCTATTCTGCGGATCTTATCGCCCAGGAAGATCCTACATAAACTCAGCGTTTTTTCGTCAGCAACGTAGAAATAACCGCCTATGATGTAGTTATTTCTAGGCATGACTTTAAGTTTAGGTAACTTTGAAGCCCAATCTTTAAATGCTGTTATATCCGGAATACTGTTTACAGTAACTTTGTACTTGTGCGTGTACTCAGGACGGATAATCTTTTTAGGATTAGCCAGCAGGAACTCTTTGATTTTGTCGTTTTCTGGACGCCAAATACCTCTGAATTCATAAGGACCGTCGTATAGATCAGACACAGTATCTAGCACTGTTTCTTCGTTGGTGTAAACAGATAGGATACTACCTTCAATGCGTACATGATAATTGTCTAAGGACGACAGTAAATGCCCTAGGGCAATATCTCGTTGCACTTGTCTAAGAGTTACTTTCTTAGTGTTCCAACGATTGCCCCAGGATTTTTCACTTTCATTTTTATGAATCATGTCATCGTGTACACGTTGTAGGTATCCTACAGTTGCACTTATATTGTTTCCACGAAATTCACTGGCCAAGTCTGTCCATACGCTTACTTTGTAAACGTACTTGTCGTAGAACAGTTTTTTAGTTAGTTTCTTCAACCTTGACATTTTCCATAACTTCCAAAGAAATTTCGCCGTTGGTTACATTAATTCTAACAGAACCACCCGACTTTAAACGACCAAACAACATTTCCTTACTCAACGGGCGTTTAATGTCCTTGTCAATAACACGTTGCATTGGACGAGCACCCATCTTCTTATCAAAGCCTTTTTCTACCAAGTAGTCAATGGCTTCGTCGCTGATAGTAACATTGATATTTTTATCTTTGACTTGTGACTTCAATTCTACCAAGAACTTGCCAACGATCTTAATCATTGTATTCTTAGTCAACTTACCGAATGTAATGATACCGTCTAAACGATTACGGAATTCGGGAGCAAAGAATTTCTTAAGTTCTTTGTCTTCGTAGTCGTTCTCTTGTGCGCCAAAGCCAATAACGTTCTTGTCAGCATCTGCCGCACCTAAGTTAGTTGTCATAATAAGCACAACATTGCGAGCATCTGCTTCTTTACCATTGCTACCTGTGACTTTACCATTGTCCATGAGTTGCAACAAGATAGTTGAAACGTCTGGATGTGACTTTTCAATTTCGTCCAACAATAGAACACAATGTGGATTCTCTTGTAGTTTAGTAATCAGCAAGCCTGCGTTTTCTTCAAAGCCAACATAACCTGGAGGGCTACCAATCAACTTACTAACGCTATGCTTCTCTTGATACTCTGACATGTCAAAGCGGAGCATAGGAACACCAAGTTGTTTAGCCAACTGTTTAGCAGTTTCTGTTTTACCAGTGCCTGTTGGACCCATAAACACAAAACTACCAATAGGTTTGTTTTCACTCTTAAGTCCTGCCTGTGCAACAAGAATCTTATCAACGACTTCGTCAATGGCATCGTCCTGTCCGTAAACTTCACCTTTAAGATTTTTCTCTAGGTTAGCCAAGTTAGCACTTTCTTTTTCGCTGACAGTTTCTTCAGGAAGGTTAACCATCTTGCTGAGTTCGAATTGTACTTCCTTAACATCTACTACACGTTCTGCATCGGTCTTCAAGTTAAAGCGACTGCAAGCCACATCGATTAAGTCAAGTGCCTTATCTGGCAACTTGCGATCTGACATATATCTCACGCTGAGTTTAACTGCGGCTTCAACTGCGGCATCACTGATAGTAACATTGTGATGCTTCTCGTAGTACTTCTTAACACCCATCAAGATGTCCTTGGCCATTTCTGGAGTAGGCTCGTCAACAGTGACACGTTGGAATCTGCGCATCAAGGCACGATCCTTTTCAAAGTACTTGCGATACTCTTCCCAAGTAGTTGAAGCAACAACTTTGATGTTGCCTTTGCTTAATGCAGGCTTCATCATGTTAGCAAGGTCATTTGAACTTTGCTGTCCTCCTGCACCAGCGCCGCTGATCATGTGCGCCTCATCAATGAACAACACAGTTTTGCCTTTGCCTTGTAGTGCCTTAAGAACAAGTTTGAAACGTTCTTCAAAGTCACCGCGGTACTTACTGCCTGCCAACATTGAACTAATGTCCAAGTTAAACACAGTATATTCTTTTAGGAACGGAGGTACGTTGCCGTGAATGATGTTATAGGCAAGGCCTTCTGCAATAGCAGTCTTACCAACACCTGGGTCACCGACCAGCAATACGTTGTTCTTAGTTCTACGTCCAAGTCCTAGGGCAATCTGTTCTAGTTCTTCGCTACGACCGATCACTGGATCAATCTTATTCTTCTTAACTGAATCGTTAAGGTTAGTAGTAAATGCACGTAGGGCACGTTCTGCTTGTCCGTCTGTGGCTTGTTCTTCTTCGTCTTGTTCGCTTTCGTTGCTGATAAACTCTGCAAACTTATCTTTCTCAATGCCACCGTTGCTCATATAATAGACAGCAAAACTACGCTTTTCACTGAGCATACTTAGGAACACATCAACAAGTTCAATACTTTGACGTCCGCTAAACAGCACTTGTGTAAAAGCACGATTAAGCACACGCTCTACAGCCTGTGTCTTCTTAGGTTTAAACTTGCCTGGATTTTCTAGTTTAATATCATCACATTTGCTTTTAAGGTGATGCTCTAGATTAGTTTTAATATATTCTGAATTAGCACCGTAGTTGGTGATCATTTCATAAAACTTTTCCTCGCACATCATAGCAAAGGCAAGATGTTCCAAGGTCATGTATTCGTGACTTAGTTTTTTGCAGTCTGAAATAGCCTTTTCAAAGACTGCTTGTAGTTGTTCACTTGGTTCTACCATTTAATAATTTCCTTTGTCGTTTACGTGCTAGGTCTAGTTTGAGTCTACTGACTCTTGAAGTAAAACAGATACCGTCCAAATGGTCAATTTCATGTTGTATACATTTAGCGTCCATACCCGCTAGTGTTATTGTACACTGATTATTGTGTTTGTCAAGATATTTTACAGTCACAGACTCTGATCTGTCAACTTTGACAAACAATCCTGGAAAACTCAAACAGCCTTCTTCGTCTGTGCAAGAGCCCGTGCTTTCGGTGATTTCTGGATTGAACATGCCGATTGGATCTTGTCCCTTTGGCTGTACAATCATAACTCTGCGATCAAACCCTACTTGATTAGCCGCAATGCCAATTCCATAGTTTTCTTTCATTAGCCGAATCATTTCCTGTTCTATCAGCACAGGATCTGACCCGCTGGAAAAATCAAAAGGTTCTAACTTTTGACTTAACAGTGGATCTCCTTCCTTTTTTAATTCAAATATCATACTTGGCTCTTAACTTCTCTATAATAAATTTATCACCCTCTTCTGTGATGTTGGGAGTTTTAACATTGATTTTTACATACATACTACCACGAGTTGATCTTTGACTTTGCGGCAATCCGTGTCCTCTACATATAATCATTTGTCCTGATTGTATTCCTGCCGGCACAGATATTTCTAGTTGACTGTTTGCAATAGTATTTGCCAATAGTGTAGTGCCTATCATAGCATCAAACGCAGAAATAGTTTTTTCTATGTACAAGTCATCGCCGTTTCTTTTAAAAACAGCATCGGGTATTTCTATAATTTGTGCAATCAAATCGCCTCTAGGTAATCCAGCAATGCTGTCATCGCCTAGGCCTTGATACTTGATTTGATCACCTTGTTGTACCCCTTTGGGAATTTTTATTTGTAGTGCTTGCTCTCTGCCGCTGGGTAATCTAATACTGCCAAGCACATCCTTGCCTTCGTAGACTTCTCTCAAAGTCATTCTTACCTGTATAGTAATGGATTGATTTCTTCTACGGACTTGTTGCTGTCTACCCATAGGGCCAAATCCAAACTGGCTAAAGATATCTTCAAATCCTGCACCCATGTTGCCTGTGTTAAATCTGAACTGCGGCTGTGGTGGATTATCGTAATCTGCTCGTTTTTGGGGATCACTTAGTGTTTCGTAGGCAGTTTGGATTTCCTGAAACTTGGCCGTGTCACCGCCCTTGTCCGGATGATGTTTGCTGGCAAGTTTTCTGTAGGCTTTTTTGATTTCGTCCTGACTGGCAGATTTCGAAACGCCTAGTATATTATAGTAATCACTCATAGATAAAAAAAGGTATAGTATTAATTATACTATACCTTTCGCAGGGTGTCAAGAAATTATTTCTTTTGCTCTGGCTTCTTTTGATCTGCTGGCTTTGTGTCTGCCTTTTTTGGATCTGCCTTCTTTACATCTTCGGGCTTGGTGCCTTCATGCTTCTTGTGAATTTTGATCTCTTTACAAACTTCTTTGTCTTTGCCTGTCTTTGGATCTTTTTGTGTTACACAAGCACGTTTAGTCTTAGGTGCTTCATCTGCGGCCTGCAATGGCATAGAAACTGCTAATGCTAGACCTGCTACAAATAATAAATGTTTCATAATACTCTCCTTTCTTAGAGTTCAGGTTGATCAGGCTGCATTGGCATAGGTTTGCCATTACTGCTCATCATTGGCGTTGCTGGAGCACCAAAACTTGGTGTTGGGCTTGGTGCGCCGAAACTTGGTGTTGGCTTTGGTGCTGTTGCGGCTGGTGCGCCGAAACTTGGTGTTGCTGGTACTGCTGGAGGTACGCTAGGTGCTGTAAAGTTGCTTGATGGTACACTTGCTCCGCCATTGTTTGCTCCTGCCATTTTTTCTTGTGTACGGCCGAATGCGGCAATACCTAATACGGCACCCATTGCAATATGGAATAATCCAGCACCTTGTAGTGTTAGTGGATTCCATTGTGTGATAGGTGTGCCTGTTGTTGTTTGTAATAGACTCCATAAGATTGGGAATACAACCATGTCCATGGTACAGACTAGCATATACATCCAGCCCATCATCGGACGCCATTTAGCATTCATCCAATCTTCTTTTTTCTTTTCTGCTTCACTCATATCTTTATACTCGCTCATTACTCGCTCCTTATAATGTTAGAACCAAAGGAATAAACCGTTGGCTGATAATAATAACCCTACGCCTGCTACTCCAAAACTTGCCCAGAACATCGGCATACTAACTGCAAGGATACTTGCTGATAGAACAACAATGGCTAATTGATATGCTGTACTGGCATAACCAATCCATGGACTAGATTTCTTGGCTAGTTCACGCTCTGCTTCCATCTTACGTGCATTGACAGCAATTTCTTTCTTGTCGCTGTCCATACGTTCTGCTTCTGATTTAAACTCTGCTTTAAGTTTAGGATCGCTGGTTGTCTTACTGGCAATTTCGTAACTAACCAATCTATTGTTTTTTGCTTGATACTGTGCCCAAGCATTGTTTGCGCCTAGTGTGTTGTTTAATACTGTTGAACTTAACTTGCCACCGTACCAACTGTTTACTGCTAGGAACAAGGCAAACACAGAAATTACCATACCTGCTTTGTCTTTGATCTTTGCTTCACGCTCTGAACGTGACCCTGGCGCTGGCTTAGGCGCATCTGTGGCCTTAGGTTCTTTGTTAATTAATTTTAAAATAGACTCGTGTAATGACACTGCTCGACTCCTTTATAGCATACTATTATTTATTGTTTTTGCTGTTTTCTAAAAGTAGTCGATCTCTTTCTAAGTCAAAATCACGCTGTAATTTTTTTAGCATTAGTGGATCGTTGCAATACAGATAGCCTAAATTATCTAATATATTCTTACGTAAAAGTGCCCAGTTAAAGTTTGCACTTCTAACATTCATACGTTTGTCGATAATAAGTCTAGTAAAAGAATCAAAACTTCCAGTTCTTAATTCTGCACCCATTCGTTGGAAATCTAAATCTAATATTTTCCCAAGCCTTAAGAATCTTTCTTTTACCGGTGTATATGCTTCTAACATTAATTTGGGACTAGCAGAGAATACAACTTCGTTCATCACGGGTACTCCGTCTGATATCATTACTACATCTGTGATAAAACTATTTTTAGTAAGGTTGTGAGTTTTACAAATTATATCAAAGTGATCAGGTAGTATTGCAACGTCCCAACGCCATTTAATAATTAGATCATAGTCTTTTAACTCATTAGAAAATGCTGTACAAGCACCCATGTGGCTTATCAGTCCGGCATGTTGTTCTATAAATCCGTCGCTGAGTAGACCTACAAATAATTCGTGGTCTTTTAATAAATCAAGGAGTTCAGTTCTTAGCGAATAAGGTACAGTTGCTATACCCTTGAGTTTTTTAGTTATAGATTCGGGTACGGTATCTGTACTCCAAACTCCTGCATATATGTCAATTTTATGTGGACTACGTTTTAAAATTTCTTCTAAAAAAGTAAAGCCCTGTTCTGGAAATCTAACTAGGCCACTAATGACTATAGCAATGTTCATTTAACTTCATCGAAGATTTTCTTTTGTGTTTTATACCAGTCCATCCACATGTCAACTTTGACACGGCATTCGTGATACTGTGCGTAGTTGTCTGTGACTACTTCGATTACTTTGCTAAGTTTATCTGTGCCTTTGTCTATTTGCTTTAGGTCTGGACAAGCAGTCATTAGTTCCTGTGGAACTTCTGGAAAGTTACGCTTGACTGGAGCAGTACCTAGGCAACCTGTTAGCAAAAACGCAGAAACTACAAGAACTAGACTTTTCATTTTTGCGATCCTTTGGCTGCTTGATTTAAGATATCTAAGGCTTCTTTGGGAACTCGACATTGTGCATCAATAATCTTTTCCTTTTCGACAATTACTTCCTTGATGCGATCTTGGAAAACTTTAATTTCTTTAACCTTAGTTACTATCTTTTCTTGTATCACACTGTTGGCAGTTTTGCTCTTGGCTTCACTTTCTGCAACCTTGGCTTCTAGTTCTTTGACCTTTTCGCGCCAAGCCATTTCAGTACCATAAGCACCGTAGATGTACGCACCTACAACTAGTAACACCACGCCAACAACTTCAGAAAGAAGTTTGTAGCGACTGATGATAGGAAACCATTTAATTAACTTACTGGCAATGTAAAGTACAAGACCAGTAGAAAATAAAAGGTATGTAATCCAAATAAAAACACTATCTGGAATTAATCCTAGCATCCATTGGATCTGCCACATTTTAGTGTGCTCCTAGAACATGCAGTGCGTGATTGTAATGCTTAATACGATCTTCTAGTCCAATGAATCCGCCGTTGATTTTGCGTGTCATTGTTTTGATATCGCCTGCATCTGCTTCTTTGTTTAGATTATTGCTTTCCCAGAACCAGCAGGCACTTTGTACAGCACCTTCGAATGTCTGTAGATATTCGCTGGCTTCTTCTACTGGGATTTCTAAACTTGCGGCAAACCACTCATAGTTGGTTTTACCTGTAAGTTGGATTAGTCCACGACCGCAGTAACGATAACCGTCACCGCTGGCCTCATCCCCATTACCCATACGTGATGCATATACACGATTAGCAATGGCTTCTTGTTTGTTTGGCATACTAGCATACTGACGTGCTAGTTCATCCGTTGGGAAATACTTAGGAAAAATCTTACGCAGTGTTTCTGCACGATAGTTTAAGTTTTCCTTCAATGCACGGAAGCCACCTGACTCATGTGCGCATTGTGCCAGGAAAGCCGCAACACGGTGCGGTGTATCAATATTATAGTCTGGTAGAATTTCGTTAAGTGCATTGTACCAGTAATCTAGGTAAGGGTTACCTGGAATAATTTGTGCTAGTTGTTGCTTGGTAAAATCAAATGTAAAACTCATTATAGTCGCTCCAATACGATTGCTTGGCCTTCATTTTCAAAGACCAGTTTGTTTCCGAACTTTGTAATATTGTAATCCCCGAAGTACTTGGATAAGAAAATTACTTCTGCCCACTCATTGACGTTGATCTTATCTTCTAGAGATTCGATAACGCTGTCTTTCTTTCCTTGTGCTACCACTTTAAATTTTAAAGGATCAGCATAGATTTTCTTAACTTCTAAAATGTCGTTGTCATCAACACGTACACTATCAAGCATACTCTTATTAAAGAATGTGTCGTAACTTAGCAGTTTAGTTTCGTTTATAGTTTGTTCGTAGGTATTAGGATCAGTAGGAATAACTGTACCTAATGTTTCTACTACAGCCTCGTGACTGTTAAAATTTTTGTGATATCTAAATTTAAATTTATCAATGCCTGCAAGTTTGCCTACGCCGTAGAGCATGTCTACAATGTTATCTGCAACTTTTGGTGTACGTTGCATTTCTACGAACACACGATATTTGCCGTCACTGAGTTCACCCGGTGTCATGTCTGCGTCTAAGACAAACTGATAACCTTTTTCAATAAAGTTAACTAGGTCCTCTGCTGGCGCACGATGTTCAACTGTAAAACTTAGTACAACAACATCCTTGTCGTCGCCCATTTTAGATTTGTAATTGTCAACTTCAAAAATGTGCTTGACTAGATTCTTTAGGTCGCCGGCTTGTAGGCTGTCTTCATTAAGCAACATTAGCGGCTCCTTGATCAGCGGCTGGCGCTTCTTGTGCCTGTAGTGCTTCGCCTTCTGGTGGCGGAGCAAGTTCAGGTGCCTTCTGTTCGTTGGCTGGATGTAACTCGTCTTGTAGTTGCTCATGATATCCACGGAAGATATCTAGCATTAATTTCTTAGGCATAGCAATCTCAACAACCCAAATAGGACTTTCGTCAAGTTTGCCTTTCTTAGTTCCTGGACGGATGTCATCAGGAGTTTTAATTTTGCGTGGCTGAATCAAAGTATCTTTCTTGTACTTTACACCGCAGCCATACTCTGATAAACGTTTTGCCGCTTCTGGGTTTGGCATTTTATCTTTAGGCCACATGAAACTGCAAGTGACCCAATGGCGATCAACTTGTGGGCCTGATACAAGTTCACCGTCTCTCCAGTTTTCAAATACATACATGTCTAGTTCGTCAAAGACACGCTCGTAGTCCTTGAGTATAGCAAGGCTACTGTTGCTGTTATAAATTGTGTTGATGTTTTCAATAATGTCTAAAATATCGGCCATTTTACCCTGTCCTTAGTCAAAGTATTTATCTTAGCAATTTTGATACGGTATCAGATCCTTTTTTTCATTTTGAGTTAAATATTTTTGTAGGACCTCTACGTT